CCTTTAGCACCCGCATAGGTCATTGCCGCACCACGAGAGGCGGGGTCTAGTTGAGCAAGCCTGATTCCTTCAGCCAAAGCTGTATTCTGTTGTTGTTGACCATACATTTCTGGCGTTAAACCAAAAAGACCCGCTACTATATTTTCTGCCATGATAATTCCTTACAAGAATAAGCCGAGGTCTTGATTGCCGTAATAGTTACCAGCTCCAAATGTTGTTGCTGGTGCGCTCATGGCTGTTGTTGGCGGTACACCACTAAACATTCCACCTACATATTGTCCAAATGCAGGGTTAGCCGCCAAGCCACTTATTGCTGAAGCATAAGGATTATTTGTTGCCGCTTTACCCGTAGCCAACTCTACACTTGCACCCGCACCCGTTAAGCCTAAACGACCTACGTTGAAACCCGCTTGAGCCGCTGCTTGACCAAGATTTGCACCAAGTTGTAAAGGCTGTTGTGCCAAAGTCTCCAAGCCTTGAACCTGTCCCAAAGCAGTTGTGTAAGGTGCATAGGCGGCTTGTTGACCACCATAATACTGCCCCATAGCTTGTGAGCCTTGACCTAATAGACCCGCACCAAACAAGACATCTCTTTGACCTAATTGTTGGGCATTAGCCGCCAACTGAGCCTCTTGTTGTGCTCTAGCGTTGTACAGGGCTTGCAGTTCAGGAGTAGTAGCACCCATAGTACCGCCTTGAGCCACAGAAAGACCGCCACGACCTTGTTGTTGCAGTCTGTTTTGCAGATTAGCAAGTTCAGTCTCACGACCAGGTTGCAATAAAGCCATCTGTTGATTGAGATAGTTTTGTGCAACATCTTGAGGGTTCTGAGCCAAGTATTGATTGCCTAAACCAAACAAACTTTGTGCGCCTGTTTGTAGTGGTGCAAATGCTTGTTGTGCGCCTTCAGCTTGTTGAATACCAGACTCAGCAAGTCTGACAAACCTATCTTGAGCATTCTTGGCTTCAGGGCTTAATGTATATCCTGCGCTAGTTAATTGACCCGTCTTAGGATCAAAACCAAACTGTGAAGCACCAAACCTAGTAGTCATGCCAATAGGTCTGAACTGAGCAGATTGTTTAGCAGCAGCAGTCTCGGCATCAATCATTGCTTGCGCTTTAACAGCCGCTTCTTTAGATGTTTGTTGTTGGAACAGACCAGCCGCAGTGGTTGCTCCTGCTGAGAACAAATTAGCAATCTGTGCAGTTGTTAAGCCTGTTTTTACTAAGTCAGCTACTTGAGTTGTCGTAAGACCTGTTGTGGCAGCGGTTGTGGCAACAGTTGCGGCAGTTGTAGCCGCAGGGATAGTTGCCGTTGCCGCAGGTGTTAATGCCGCAGGTGTAAGTGCTGTAGCCGCAGTTGTAGTCGCAGCAGGAGTTAACAAGCCAGGTATAGTTGCAGGTGGTGTCCCCGCTAAAGCACCTCCTCCTACAGCTAAATCTTGAGCAGTTAATGCCGCAATTTGAGCCGCTGTCAAACCAGTTGCGCCAACAGTAGCATTAGCTAAAGCCGCATCAAATGCTGGCACTCCCGATAAAACTCCCTCGCCTAAAAATGCCCCATTACCAATAGGCAAACCAAAAGCAGGGTTAAATGCCCCACCTGCCGCTGTAAAAGCCGTATCAAAGGCTGGAATGCCTGAAGCAACGCCTTCACCTAAGAAAGCACCATTTCCTATTGCAGGAGCACCAGCCGCACCTGCATTCAATAAGTATGGCAATCCAAAGAGTACAGCCGCACCTAGTGCAAACTCTTTTAGACCACTTTTAACTTCTTGTTGAGTGCCAGTTTTCTCTACTTCACCAGTAGGTGTGTATTGGGTATACGATCCACCTGCCTTGTTATCAGTAGCTTTGTAGGTAATAACATTTTCAAGTCCACCAACTTGTTCGCTTTCACCTGATCCAGTTACTTGATAAACAGGCTGAACAATGGTGTCTCCAAGGGTAATAGTCTGTCCTTGAGGAACAGTAGCCGCTGCACGAGCCGCAACTGCACCATCATCTAGCCCAACAGCACTTGCCATTTGAGCAGGAGAAACCCCGTATTGCTCCATAGCCTTGACGATCTGATCATCAGTCATGCCTGGATTAGCAAGCAAGAAATCTATAATTTGACGACTTGTTATGGCCATGATATTTTCCTTTATGCGTTCCGAGCCGCTTCAGCCGCAGCCTGTGCCGCTTGATAAGCCGCAACCACCTCTGCTGTCCAGACTGTATTGCAGATTGCAACGACATTAGCAGGAACGCCTGTTAGGTCTTGTGCTGGATAAAGGCTTGAACGATGGTAAGTTTGGCTTAGTTGGTTGCCATCTTCCATGATGCGTGTAGCTTCACGATAGAAAATATTACCAGTTTCAGTTACTGTAATTTGGTCAATGACTGTTTGCTTTGTAAGTGACATGATTTTCCTTTATACAAAATAAGTTAGCGTGAAATACATATTAGTTCCAGAGCCAAGAACTGCAGGAAGATTTGTGCAACTTGTTTGACTACCTGTTGTCGTTATAAAACCAACTTTTGGAGTTCCAGCTTCATTAAAAATGTATCCACTAATAAAGTATGAACTTATCGCTAAATTTGTATAATATTGAACGCAACAAGTACCTTTATCCTCGGCATTTGTAAATGGCAACCCTAAAATTCGTGATGTAGAACCAGTACCAATTGAGGTTATTACCAAACCACACCAAATAGTTACTTGTTTACCTATTTTTACATAATGTCCAGTTTGGTCTGAATAGGTTGCAGTTCCACCAACACTTGGTGTCCAAATACCCTCTTCATAATCATCTAGCGTATTAGCGTTTGAAGAGTCTGAGGCAGTTGCAGGAAATGTAATGCCAGAACCAGAGCCTGATGGGGTTGCCGCACCCACGCCAATCGTTGTACTCGCTACTGGAGTTGTCAGAGTAGGTGAAGTCAGCGTCTTATTCGTAAGCGTAGTTGTGCTTGTTGCCGTGACAACATTAGTAGGTGTGATGATTCCAGATAGTGCTACTGTAGCCATGATATTTTCCTTTAAGGCTTAGGATATTTAGCTTTGACTGCTAAACACGCATCAATGTATGCTTGAACTTGTGCTTGGTCACCTTTGACGATGCCATCAATGTAATTGTTGATTGATGGATATTCTGCGGCTCTTTTGGCAATGTAAGCACGAGCATCAACATAAGCCTGTACTGCCGTTTTGTCGTATGCAACTTCATTGCCATCTGCATCGTAAGCAATATCGCCTATTGTGCGAACCACTTGTGGATATAGTTTATAAATTGCGTCAATCATGCTGCTATCTCCAGTAATTGAATATAAGAAGTATTTGTGTTAATTCCCAACGTAACTGTTGCCCCAGAATCAGCAGCAAAATAAATTGTGTAAGTTGTTGCGGAGGTTGTTGCCGGTGAATCTAAATGTGAATAAGTTTGATTTGCTGTAAAACCACCGCCAGCCGCAATATAAGTACCCGCAAAGCATTTGTGTATTCCAGTACCAGTTGGTGCAATATTTGTAGCACCTCTAAAAATTGTAGATGTTCCGTTTTTGTTTTGAGTATCAACATACAACTGAACCAATGTAACTAAAACAAGAATTTTACTAGAGGCACTTGATGGCGTAATGGTTGCCGCCAACCCAGTTGTAACAAAAGAGGTTGAGGTAGTCGATGAACTTCCAACAGTACCTTGAACCACTTGCAACACACTACCCGCAGGAAGCCTAGCCGCTGCAATCGTTCCCGTTAATTGGGTTGCAACAATACTCTTGTTTGTCAGCGTGTCGGTTGTTGCTCTGCCCACTAAAGTATCTGTGCTTGTTGGCAGTGTTAATGTGCCAGTATTGCTAATGCTTGAAATTATTGGCGCAGTCAGCGTCTTGTTAGTCAGGGTCTGTGTGCCTGTTAACGTAACAGCAGTCCCGCCATTACCACCAACCTGTGCCGCCACGTTCCAACCATAAGTTGCACCTGTATAAACTAATGTGACAGTTGCACCTGTAATATCGCAAACTAGAGTATCACCAGCCGTATTGCCAGCAATCTTAATCAGTGCCGTAGGGTCAACTGTTAAGTTGTTAGTCCCCCATTGGCTAAGAGAGTCAATGACAAGAACGATATTTCCAACCGAGGGGCTTGTAGGCAAAGTAACTGTAAAAGCACCGCCTGTTGTGTTTGTTAGAACACCATCATTGTTTGCGGCTGTGTAGTTAGCTGTTTTGACTGCTGTGTAAGAAACACCACCACCTGATGAAGCAATGGTCTGGTTAGGCCATGTTCCTGTAACAGTTACGTTTGTTCCCGCAACAATGCTAGGAGTTGCTGTTCCTGTTCCACCATTGGCTACGGGGAGTTGACCTGTTACGCCTGTGGTCAAAGGCAAACCAGTTGCATTTGTCAATGTGGCAGATGTTGGTGTACCCAAGATAGGCGTAACCAAAGTAGGTGAAGTGGCAAAGACAACAACGCCTGTTCCTGTCTCGTCTGTCAAAGCAGAAAGCAAGTTTGCTGAACTAAATGAACCGAGAGAGGTAGCATTGCCAGTAGAGGTAACTGCACCTGTTAAGTTAGCATTTGTTGTGACGTTACCCGCTGTTAAGCCTGAAGCAGTACCCGTGATGTTTGTGCCTACCAATGCGCTTGGAGTACCAAGGGCGGGGGTTACAAGAGTTGGGCTTGTTGCAAAGACTAACGATCCTGTACCAGTTTCATCTGTTACAGCAGAGATTAGATTGGCACTTGATGGAGTTGCTAGAAAGGTTGCTACGCCTGTTCCAAGACCTGACACACCTGTGCTGATAGGCAGACCAGTAGCATTGGTTAAAGTGCCGCTAGTAGGAGTTCCAAGAATGGGAGTTACAAGGGTAGGAGAGGTAGCAAACACCAAAGAGCCTGAACCTGTTTCATCAGTAATTGCAGAGGCTAAATTGGCACTAGAGGGTGTCGCCAAAAGAGTTGCAATGCCAGTACCCAAACCACTTACGCCTGTTGAGATCGGAAGACCCGTGGCATTTGTTAAGACTGCGGCACTCGGTGTTCCAAGGGCAGGAGTTACCAATGTTGGCGAGTTTGACAACACTACATTCGTTGTGCCTGTGCTTGTCGTTACACCAGTACCGCCATTGGCTACACCTAAAGTTCCTGTAATGTCAGCAGTAGATAGACTTACCGCATCCCATGATGCGTTTGTGCCATCGCTTTGCAAATACTTGTTTGCCGCAGAGGTTTGACTAGGCAAAAGGTTATTTAATGCACCTGCCGCAGTAGAAGCACCAGTACCGCCATCAGCAACTGCTAGATCGGTGATACCAGTAATAGAACCACCAGTAATTGCGGCAGCAGAGTTATCTGTCTTAGTCGCAACAGCAGTAGCAATGTTGTTGTACTCAGTATCAATCTCAGTACCTTTGACAATCTTTAAAGGATTGCCAGGCGATAGATTGTCTTTAGTCGCAAAGTTTACTGTTTTGGTGTAGTTACTCATGGTTTACCTCTTATGCCATTTTGCCATCTTTGGCTTGAATTTCAATCTTTTGAAGGGATAACTGTGTGCCGTTAATGGTTGTCTCATAACCAGTTTGAACAATTTTACCCGCACCAGATGCGTTTGCTCTCAATGTCTTAATTGGTATGCCACTTGTGTATTCAGCAATTCCATATTCAGCAACTCCATACTCATAACTTACTTGGGTAGGAATATAGATATTTTGAGCTTGATAAGCACCTGAGTAATCAAAGCCCCAATTGATAGTTAAGAACTGGTTTGATCCACCAATCACAATTGCTGAAATAGTCTTTAAAACAGAAATCTGATTTGGGTTGCCAAGGTCAGCATTGTTGGTGTAGTACGCAAATCGGTACGTTGTTGTGTCATCTATGTAACCACCATACTTACCAATAAAACCATTCTTACCAATTAACAAGTCGCCATTACGCAAAGAACGTAAAGAAGTTGGTGCAATAGAGTCCCATTTGGTTACACGAGAAGCACCATCTTGTAAAGATTGTTTAGTATCAAAGCAATAAACTTGGAAAGTAGCGGGTAGAACTAGCAGATAGAAGGCTTCTTTTTCTGAGTAAACAGACTTCAGATTAGCCAATGTTTCACCTGCCAATGATGAATTTAGGTCAAAACGCACATTCTTAGACAAGTCTCGTAAAGGAGCAGACTTCTCTTGAATAGTCCTCATCAGTGAGCGAACACCTGAATCAGACAAGAAAATTACATCAGAGCCTACGCTTTGAATGGTATCTCTAGCAATACAGCCAATAGAGCCAATTGTGTCGGCAAGAACCAAGGATGCGGGTGTAGAAGCACCAGAATAGACAAGAATCTGTCGTTTACCAAAGATAAACAAGAAATCATTGTGCGCTGCCAAGCCCATGACTTCATCAGCACCATTAGGCCATACACGGGAAACATCCAATGAGCCTGAAGTACCACCAGACCATACATGACCCGCAATCAGATCAGAGAAGGTAACTGTTACTTTATCGGAAGATGTATTAGCCACCCATAGACGACCAAATGCGGAGATAGCAATGTTGGCTAAAGGAACTGTTCCTGCATAGCCTGACTTCTCAGAGACTCTTCTGAATGTGGTGATACTGACAGCGGGGTCATAGATCAAAGGATCGTGACCAGTTTGGAAGAAGTATGCAATCCCATTCAAAGATGCGGTTTGCCAATTAGATGCAGTAATAGTAGGAGCTGTGCCGCCACCGCCATAGGTCAACTCAGTCACCGCATTAGCAGTGCCAAGTTTGAATAGCTTGTTGTTACCCGCAAACAGAACAGTCAAAGTGCCATCGTTTTGCACTAATTCATGGATAACACCCACATCATTAGCACCTAGATTGCCAGAAGAAGAGTTAACCCTTGTGTAACCTTTTCTAGCACCAATACGACCATACTGATCCAAGATGCAGTTTGTGGCAACCAAAGCAAAGCCAGCCCCTAAATCAAGGGGAGAATCTTCAGTATTTAGGCCATAGAAGCCAGGTGCTGAGAGACTGTAACTTTGTAGAGGCTTAGACATTAGACCGCCACAAAGTTGTCTTCAGGATAACGAGTGCTTTCCAATGCAATAGCGTCAGAGAGCATCCCTCTAAACAAGGCATAGGCTTCAGAGGAGGCAGTCCCACCATCTTCACCACGCTCGATCAGACCACGGGCATAGGCACTTTGAGTCACCAAATAGTCCAAAACCTTGATAGATGTGCCATCAGCAGACAGATTAGCTTGTGGGACAACCAAGTCAAACAGAATGGTAAACACGCCTGAAGGAATGGGGAAAAGGTCTACTTTGGTATCTCCACTACCATCAACACCGCTAAAGGTAAACTCAGAAGGGATAGATGTTGCAGTAGGACTAAAGTTTAGTTTGCGATTCATGTCCACAAAAGCAATGTTTCTTAAACCAATTAAACTGGTTGTGTTGATAACATCATTAACCCTAAACTTCTGACCCGCACCAGTAAGAGAGTAAGAGCTTGTGTTGGCAACAGTCGTAACTGTAATCACACTTCCTAAACAATTCCAGTTGTAAGAGTCTTCAATCTGACGTTTAGCATCGTTGACAAACTTGCCAATCAAAGAAGAATAGGTTGTTTCGCCAACAGTAGATACTGTGCTTTCACGCAAGCGAACTAGCACATCGTTAACAAGTTCTAAGTAGGTCATGTTCTTTGCGCTCCCTGAACCTCAAATGTTGCAATAAAACTAAAGGAACTAGCCGCTTCAGTAGTAAGTTGAATCCTATCGCCCTCTTCTAAAACGATGTAAGCAACACCATTGAACTCAAGGTATTCTTTAGAAGTTAAGGTGTAAGCAGTGAGAATATCTAAGGTAGTAGCAGAACTTGCGTCAAACCATTGAACAGTAATGCTTTTAGTCGAACCACCAGTGTTGTGAATGTACATCACAGTAAACTTGGCGTAGTACCCTGTAGGAACTGTATAAACAGTTGTCAGCGTATTAGCTGTTGGGTTAACTCCGACTGATTCTGGCCTCATTTACTATTCCTCTTAGAGATCGCTTTAGCCTTTGCTTTAGCGTCTTCCTTGGACGTTGCGCCCCAAGCTCTAAGAGAAAGTAAAAGTCGGGTAGGCTTTCCATCTTTCATCTCAGGGCCAGAATTGCCGCCCATTCGTGCTAGAAAGGATGCCCTACGAGGGTTGTCTCCCGATTTGACGGGTGGTTTTAAATTGCCACCAGTTTCTGCATTATACGATGCTCTGCCTTTAGCATTCAAGCCCCCTTTGGGGTTTTTTCCTTCTTTTGTTTGCCAAGCAGGACTCTTCATATCTACCTCATCTAAATTTTGCTGTTTTCTTTGCAATCGCTTTAGGTTGGGCAACAAACTGTTTACCAGCCTTTGTGCCTTCACGCTTGGCTTTTGTGGTTGCCGCATATTCCTTGGAAGACAAAGACTTAATAGCCGCCTCTGGCAAATACCTCTCACCCGTAACAGACGAAGGTTTACCAGACTTGGTTTTCCAATTCTGCTTAGACCAATCTTTCAGGGATTGTTGAGGGTTCTTCATTTCTTTTTCTTTGGTGTATGGCTAAGAAACTTGCTTGCAGGCGTATGTTTAGCACCCGTCATCAGCTTATCACCCTCTTTGTGGGTTGGCCCTTTATAGACCTTGCCATCAGGCGTGTAGTGTGCTTTCTCTTTGCTCATGTCTTATAACCCCCACCTTTGGCTTTGTACTCTCTCGCAAGAAGTTGTGCTTTACGGGCTGACCATTCGCCAGGATCACCTCCTGAGCCACCCGCCTTGATCTTCTCAAACAAGGCTTTACGCATGGTAGGTTTGGTGTACACCTTTGCTTGATTGACCTTAGACTTCATTATTTACCCCGTGAAGACTTCTTCATCATGTTGGTAGCTGTGCGACCACCACGGGTAGGCATAGCTTTAGGCTTACCCACAGCAATCATAAAAGTGATGCTTGGCGCACCTCCTTTTTTTGCATCTTTTAAAGCACTACTTTCATTTTTGTACGTTTGTGTCTTTTTCATGGTTTTCCTTATCGAACTAGCTTGGTTGCAACAAAAGAGATGACACCGCCAATAACAGAGGCGATAGCCATTCCTACGAAAAAGCCACCTTTAGATTTGTTTGCCATTTCTAAAAGCGTTTTAATATCTTGGCGAAGTGCTTGAACTTCTACCTGTAAAGCCTCAACTTGGGCTTCTAACTTACCAAATTCTCGTGGATCAATTTCCGACATTTGAAACCTCTTTTTTTGGTCTGCCCAACTTAGGTTTGTCTTCCTTTGGAGTTTCCTCAACAAGGACGTATCCTTGATGACCTTTCATGCTATCAATATCATGTTGATAGGTGAAAGTTATTAGAGTACCAGACTGTAAACAACGAAAAGTAGCCATAAAAAACTCCAAAAAAAGGGGGGTATTAGCCCCCTTTTATTAAACAGTACGAACTACAACGCACTTAACTGTAG